ATGTCATTCAAAGAACAAAAAATAATCCGCCTGTTCGGGCGGACTACTGGAAGCGCATCTGTGATTGTGATTCAGTATCAGAACAAGACAACGAAAACGATTATCAATAAGGCAAAGAAGGCACATGAAAAAGTATTTTAAGCAAACAAAAACGGTCTGTCCAACTGAGCATTTGGAAGACCGCCGTGGGATTGATATTCTATTCTAAAACCTTTAAATATTATATCATTCCCACTCGTGAAAAACAATATATTGTAGCAAAAAAGTTTGATGCCACCTACGGGTGGTATCGGGCTTGTATGCGGTATTAACTTTTCACGAAAGACAAAAGTACATCTATAAAAGATATAGGTATAGCACTATATCAGATGGAGAGTTAGCATGAGTGGGATTAGAAAACATACCAGACATTGTGGCAGATATGGGTTTAGTGCACAGCATATACAAGTAAGCTATTTCAGATATACAGATACAGGGAAAAGAAGGGGAAAGACAAGACAGCGCAAGCATGAAGCAACTACCCCTAAGCAACGAAGCTTGAACCAAAAGAGAAGCAAGCGTTACTTTGAAGCTCTGGTGTTGACTAATTTCCAGAAGGGTGACTTGCATGTGACTGTGACCTATGATGATGATAACAAGCCTGCTGATATGAAAGAGGCGATGAAGCAGGTGGACAACTTCATCAAGCGAGTAAATTACACTCGCGGGAAAAAGGATTTGCCGCCGGTCAGATATGTTTGTATCAACGAGGAAAGCAGCACAGGCCGTATTCACCATCACTTCATTATGGACGGAGCCTTAGACCGTGACATTGTGGAGGAAAGATGGGGGAAGGGCTATTGCAATGCTGACCGTATTCGTCCAGACAGGAAAAGTGACCTTGCCCCGCTTATCGGCTATCTCTCCAAAGACCCTAAGGGGAGAAAAAGATGGAGTTCTTCCCAGAATCTCATAAAGCCTTGGGATAGTGTCAATGATGACCCACGCATGATGAGTTCCAAGAAGATGAATCTGGTCAAAGATTTGCCTGAGGACAGTGAAATGCTGAAGCAAATCATTGAGAAAGACAATCCGGGCTATGAGTTAGAGAACATAGAAAAGGAATATCGGGAAGATGTATCCCAGTGGTATTTCTTTTGCCGCATGAAACTGAAACAAACGATACCAAATGTGGATAAGTTTGTGGATAGTAGGACAGAAAAGGAGAAGCCGAAGTGAGGACAATCAACATTTGTAATTTGAAGGGCGGGGTGGCCAAGACCACCACCAGCATCAACATGGCCTGTAATCTGGCCGATATGGGGAGGCGGGTGCTGCTTATTGACAATGATAAGCAGGCCAATGCTTCACAGTTCTTTGACCGGCATAGCTATGAAGCGCCGAGTCTTGCTGAAGTATTGACTGGCAAGGCAGCCGCAGAAGAAACTATTTGTCAGACTGATTACCGTAACCTTGACATTTTGCCAGCTAATATGAATTTGCTGGCGGCTGACAAGGAGATACTCATGGATGAGGATGTGCCACAGCATGAGCATTTGCGTAGGGCATTGTCCGGCATTGGGGACAAGTATGATTTCTGCATTATCGACAATGCCCCGGATGTGTCCATGAGCGTGATTAATGCACTGGTGGCAGGGGATGACTATATCATTCCGGTGAAGATTGATAAATATGCTTTTGATGGTGTAGGCATCATGGTGGATACCGCTGATCAGGTCAGAGACAATTACAATCCCAAACTGAATTTCTGTGGGTGTATCATCACCAGCTATCGGTTCAATGACGTGAACCGCTCCGGGGCAGCGGTTCTGGCCAAAAGCCCATACAAGATGTTTCAGACCAAGATTCATTGGACACCCAAGGTAGATGAGTCTACCTTTGCAATGCAGCCTTTGAAGGAATACAGCCCCCGTTCCTGGGCGGCAAGGAATTACCAGCAGATGACGGCTGAATACTTGGACATGATACGGGAGGCATAAGTAATGGGATTTGATATGATGGCTCTGATGAACAACAAGAGCAAGGCACAGGCGGCAGGAGCGGGGAAGTATGAACTGCAGAAGATTCCCATAGACAAGATGATTCCTAACCCGGTCAATGATGAGATATACGAGGCAGGGGAGATTGATGAACTGGCGCAATCTATTCTGCTGGCGGGTAAGGTGTTGCAGAATGCTGTGGTGACACCTGCAGATGAAAACGGCAACCATGTTATCATTGCCGGGCACCGCCGCAGGCTGGCGTGCCAGAAGCTGGTGGAGGACGGCCATAGTGAGTTTGGGGAGATTCCCTGTGTTGTGCTGGGGGAGCAGGATAATCTCATGCAGGAGCTGTTTCTGATCCAGACCAACAGCACGGCACGTGTCCTGACTGATGCCGAAAAAGTACGGCAGGCGGAACGGGCTACGGCTATTCTCACGGAGCTCAAAGACCGCAAACAAATCAGCGGGCGGGTGCGGGATATTGCCGCAAAGATGCTGGGCACCACCACAGGCCAGCTTGCCCGCTACAGTGCTATTTCCAAGGGACTGACCAATGAGACCTTGCAGGAGGCATTTGAGGATGGCCGCATAGGGGTAAGCGCAGCCTATGAGGCTTCCCGCATGGATGAGAAAGGGCAGGCGGCGCTGGCGGATAAAGTGGAGGCTGATGGCACTGCCAGTGTCCGTGATGTGGTGGAAAAGCAGAAAGAGGCAGAACTTGCCCAGGCAATAAAGGAGACAGAGAGCTCTTCGGCCACGGATGCAGCATTGCTCAATGATGACGTGGAGAAATTTCGGGTATATGCGCTGGCGATTAAGAAAAAGTTCAAGGCCAATGTCGAGATTTACTGGCAGGAGCATGCAGGGAAGTTCTATGCCGGCTATCAATGGTCTATGACAAATAGCGGCGGCGGCTGTTATCCCAACCCGAAATACGACCATGGCTATGATACAAAGCAGGAGGCCATAGAAGAAACCATTAAGAGTTTGGCCCAGAACAATACAGGACTCCATGAGGCTATCTGGGGGAGCGGGTATGCGCTGGTAGGCGAACCTGCTGCGGAGGAATCACCGGCTGAAAGCAAGGAACTCGTGACAGACAAAACTTCCCACCACAATGAGGAGGCAGATACCTCGGATGATGAAATCGAGGAACTGCGGGCCTTGTGGCTGCGCAAGCGGGCTTTGGATAAGGTCATTGAGAGCCTTAAAAGCACCAAGGATTATTACCTGCTGCAGGCTGATACGGGAGCAGGGCAGGAAAACAATACCCGCGTGAAAGCCAACCGCCTGAATACTCGCGTGGAGACCAGCCGTCTGGTGGCGGAGATTATCGGCGGGTATATCCGTATGGCCGCCGATGAAAAAAAGGAGCTGGGGGAGAATCTGGGGGATTGGGAAGAACTTTTTGAACAGGAATCACATGCCTGAGTCATGCGGGCGGTGATTGATATTTAAGGCTATGCAGGGCGGGCGGTAGGGAAACATGATAGGGAGGGATTCGTTTGGTATCTATGTTCAAGGTAAAAAGTGTGCAGGTAGAAATCTATAATATTCCTGATATGACTGAGGAAGAGGTAGTCCGGTATATCAAGCTGGTGGAACGCCGCAAGGAGGCAAAAATTGCCAAATTGCAGATTGAGCCAGCGGGATTGGATGAAATCACGTTGTCATATACCTGCCATGGAGAGAAATTTGAGCGTATCCGCCGGATAACAAGGTATTTGGTGGGCACATTGGAAAAATGGAACAATGCCAAGCAAGCAGAAGAACGTGACCGGGGGAAACATACCAGGTCATAGCAGAAAAGATGGGGGGGAGTCATCATGGGAGAATCGGTAAGATTTACCTGTGAACGGTGCGGCAAGGAATCTGTCATTGTACCGTCAGAATATAGCTGGCTTAACTGCCAGAGTGGCAGGAAACGCATACTGCGCCTTATCTGTCCTTATTGCCACAGGGGAGTATGGCGTAAGAAAGATAAACTGCTGGCAGAGGGGAAGCTGGTTTAGTCAGGGACGAAAGAGGGGATAATATGGGGAACCTGAAAGATGTGTCCGATTCGGACACAAAATGCCTTTCCGGGCCATTCATCAATCCGACGATGGCCGAAAGGCTGATGGAGGCTTTGGAGATATTCCGGGCCAGGATTTATAAAGCCAGTGAAACACTGTGCAAGGAACTGTGCAGGTTATATGATCCTGAGGAATTGGAACAGGGCTACTGGCAGTGGGCGGCTCACAAGGCCAAATATGAGAGCTGCCAGGAATTTGGCAAATACAGGAAGAAGCGGCACCGCAAAAGGCCACACCATCGCAGAAAGCAGTGTCGGAGGGGTAAAGCATGAGCAGTAAGAAACAAACTGTAGAAATCAATGATGCAGAGATGCAGGCGGTTATTGCAGATGCCGTGGAACACAAGATGGAGGAAGTTGGCAGGCGGCTGATTCTGGAGGGGAAGAAAAGCCAGCGGAATTGGACGAAGATGACCACGAAGCGGCTTTATGGCTATCCGCTGCTACTGAAAAATGTGGAACGCTACAAGATGGACATTGAGGACATCCGGCGGGAGGATTTGGGGAAATCCAAAAGCATTGTGGAGTTCTATGCTCATTCGGGTGGCGGGGAGAAGCCTGACATTGAAGACCTGCGGGCGGCGAAGATTCACATCGTAGAAATGAAGATTGCCCGGGACCAACAGGAAATCAAGGAAATAGAGGTGGCTTTGGATAGTGTCAAAGCTGACCCCTATTATCCGATTATTGAGAAGAAATTTTTCCAACAAAAGTCCCACGAGGACATTGCCGAAGAACTGCATTGTGGCACGGCTACGGTGTCGAGGCAACTGGGGCGACTGTTGGATATCATAAACATCACTTTGTATGGGGCAGACGCATTAGTGCGTTAGGGATTTGGAGATGAAAATATGAACCAGATGGAGAAGATGGCTGAAATCTATGAAAAGAAATTAGGCGAAGAATTCAAGGTAAAAACGGATTGGGGCGAAACCAAGGCATGCAAGTTTACCTTGGAAGGGGTCAAATACTATGAGCCGGTGTGTGCCACATGGTACATATCGGAAAGCCTGACCTGGAAAATCCTTACCGGCAGGGCAGATATTATTCGGGAGTGATATACATGACATTGGACGAAGTGCTTTTACTATCGGTGCTGCTGGGGATAGTACTGGCGATAGTAGCCTTATGCATTGAGATATATGGCTTATGGAAACGGTAGTAAAAAGTGTCTGGGGAAGAGCTGTTCTGAAATTATCCCGGTGCCCGTCATGCGGAAGTCGTACTGCTACGGCAAGATGGGCCAAGGGAGATGACTGGTTTTATGTTGGCTGCCTGGAATGTGAGAATAAAAAGCTATGCAATTCTGCTGATTTGTTGGCTGCCATGGAAGACTGGGAGCAGAAAAGTAAAAGGCGGTGGGGACAGGCATGACAGAGGATAATCTATATGCGATACTGGCAGGTTTTCTGTTCTGCCTGCCGGCGACAGTCATTTGTCTATACCGGGCATGGAAGGAGAGAAAGAAACATGGCGGTAGATGAATTTATGGATTCTGACAGATTGGAGGAACGACTTGTATGCGCAAATTGACCGGATTCAAAATAAATCGCAGTGGCCCAGTGGATAGATATGTATTTGAGTGGCAAAACAAAAATGAAGCTGGGGCGATAGAAACGTATACTTACCAAGGTGTTGAACCACCGAGGCCACAGCTTTTGGAGAAAGCCAAGCGGGCGGCTAAGTTGGCCGCTAAGATGGTGAGCTTAGCAGTAACTGAAAGTGAAGTTGAGGATAGTGGTGTATTTAAGAGTATCAGCTTTGAATACCCTACAGACAATGATAAGTACAAAATGAGAATCAAGACCAGTGTGTCAATTCAGTTTGGATATACTTTTGACTTCACGACACCGAACTGGAACGTGTGGTACAGCAATAGCAGGGGTGAATTCAATAACAATGTCCGGGACACCGTGCATGAGTTGTTGCAGGAGTGCTGGAAATATATTGACGGTGAACGCGCCCAGACGAAGCTGAATTTCAATATGGCAGAAGATAAGGAACAGGAAGATGACTGAGGCAGATAATATAAGGGCCATGAGCGATAGAGAACTGGCAGAATGGCTTAGCGATATAGCAGACTGCTGGTGGTGCCCCGCTCAGCACACGTGCAAGGGCATACCTGAATGTGCTGAGACGATAGAAACGTGGCTCAAGCAAGAGCATGTTGAAAATGGTGAGGGCAATGACTAATCAAGAATGGATCAATCAACTTGATACGGGTCAACTTGCGAAATTTATAAGGCATGTGTCTTATTCAAGGTGCGATGCATGTGCTTATGATGGGCGATGCCATGCTGAAGCCGTGGAAGAAGATTTTTGTGAGTTGGGTGTAGAGGCCTGGCTGCAGCAGGAGCACGTTTAATTACTGGATAAAAATTAGACTGCATGGTGGTTTTAGTCTAATTTAACTCGTCTTTTTAGACTGTTAATTCAATTAAACGAGTTGGGGTAAAATTTTAATTCGACATGACGAGTTAAACGCACTTCAAAACACACGCGTATGTTTAATCGTTTGTGAATCGTGCGAAAATCGTGCGGAAATCACGTCAAGCCAGTAAATATGCGGTAGTAATCGTTCGTGAATCGTTCGATGGGGGAATCTGAATGGCGAAAATGCAGCATTGGGAGAAGAAAAGATATAGCTCTATGGAATCCTACAGGGAAAGCCGGGAGAGATATAATGCCTTGCGCAGGGAAAGAAGGGCTTGCTGTAAGGAAACACCACAGTGCCATGAAATCCACTGCCCGGTATGCGGCAAATTTGTGGAGTTTGGGAAACACCCGCATATTGCCTTTTGCTCAGATGAATGTGCTAGGCAATGGGCAAAGGTACGTTGTGAGGAACTGAAAAATAAGCTTTTGCAAAGCGGACATATCATCCGGGAATTTAGTTGCCGTGAGTGTGGGAAAGATGTGCGAATTACGGACACACAGGATAACCGCACGGTGTTTTGCTCTACGGCTTGCCTGAACAAGTATTGGGATAAGGTAAAAGCTGGAAGAAAAGGAAAAGGCCGGCACGGGGATAATTTGGGAATGTCGGGCGGTATGAGCCTGGGCAGTCTTATTCGCAGGGAAGCGAGGGACTTACGGTAGTTTGGAAGAAGGGAGAAGGTGACCTGGTGATAGCCAAGGATGTAGCTGAGATAATTAAGGCCATACAATCATTTGTGGGCATGAACAGTTATGAAGTGTTCTCTGATTTTGTAGAATTGGCAGCTTTGTCCACTATGCAGGCTTTCGAGATAACCAGACAGAAGGAACTGGCTGAACAAATCAGCAGGTTCCAAAAGAAATATAAGCCGAAGGAAATCGAACGTTTGGGTAATATGCTGGGGATGTTGGTTATGGCCATGGAGAAATATCATAAGCAAGGCCGATATGTAGATATTCTCGCCAGAGTATTCATTCACGCTTGCCCGTATTGCCACCGCTACGTAAAGCGTGAGAAGGGTATCAAGATTTGTCTGTGCTGTTATGGGGCTGTGGACAATGATAGGGCAATAAACTACAGAGGCAGAGTGAACTTTGATGGTGGCCAGTCATGGAGAGTGTAGAATATGGAAAAATTATTTAAGGAATACGAATTAAAAATTACAATGCCGTTAATTGGCTGGTTGACATTTCTTGCATTTGTTATGATTGACATCATTTACAGATTTTTGGTGATAGTTAAAGCTTTTTGGAGGGCTAGATAATGGATGATTGGAGATTGACGTGCATGGATTGTGTTTGCAGCAGTTGCTCACAACGCGATAATTGCAATATGAACGGTTGCGATGGCGGGGGATGTACTCGGGACGATCTGGAATATTTTAAAAGCGATTGTGATGATTATGAGGTGGGGTGACTAGCATCATGGCCGAATGTTTGACAATAAAGATGGACAAAGCTGAACTGGAAGAACTCCTACAACAACGCTACGGTAATAAAATTGAGCCAGTAAAAGAATGCTCCAAACAAGTGAAGTGCATGTGTGGTTACTATGAACAGGTGACCCGTCCACATAATATTGTGCATCGAATGAAAGATGGACGGTTTAAGATAAAATATCCAGATGGCCATGAATCATTCATAGATAGTTTTTCAAATAGCTAGGGGGCAAATGTGAAAAATAAATTAGTCTCAAAGGACAGACTACCTGATGACGCCTTGGAAAATCTTATGGATGTAACAGCATTCAAAATGAAGTTTATGGATTTGAATGATACAGAAAAAGCAATATCTTTTTGCACCTTTTGGGCATTGATTGAGCTGGCAGATTATAGAAGGCAGCAGAAAGCAGAGAAAAATGCGAAGAAGGAAGAGATAAAGCCATGATTATCAAGCCGTGAGAAGATGTTGTTCGGAGGGAACCGGCTATGAAAAAGACATGTAAAGGCTGTTATGCCGCAGAAACAGGCGGGCATCCGCTTAGTGGAGAACCTTATGGCTGTCAGTTGGGGTATCCAACTGACGGAAACGGGCATCCGGTCGGGGACTGTCCCAAGCCAAAATCATGGAAACAATTAAAGCAAATTGAGAAGGAAAGGCGGAGGGCTGACAATGGCAAATAAAATGGGTGGGAACAAAACGCCACATTGGATTGAACATCCTCACGAAAGCGGAGAGAACTGGGAATATTCTATGTACGAGTGCTCCGACTGTCATGAATGGTCTGATAACGACAGCAACTATTGCCCGAATTGCGGTGCAAAAATGGAACAGGATGGCTGACGATGTTTCGGAGGAAAATAGGCATTATAAAAAGGTGGATAGAGAAATAGGCGGGTGATTTGAAGGTGCAGGAAATTTGTTGCTTGACTTGTGGTGCGGCTGTGGCGTTTGATAAACGTATTCACAGTGCGTTTTGCTCAGAAGAATGCGCAAACATAAGAAAAAGGGGACTGATAAAAAAGGCATACCCTCCAGTTAAAACCAGTTTTTTGAAAGATTATTTAGATAAGAAAGTAAAGCCACATGGAGGAGGGAATAGTAAATGGAAGGATGTATTTTTTTCCTGATTGGCGTATTGTTGGGTTATTTATTATACAGGAGATGATGGCTATGGGGAGACTATATTGGTGGTACAAAGCCCATAACATTTGTACGCAATGCCGCAAGGAGGAAGCTGTGCCAGGAAGAACCCTTTGTCCTGAATGCGCTGAAAAAAGCCGTGCCCGTGCTGCTGAACGTAGAGCGGCAAAGCGTGATGAAATAAATAGAGAACAAAAAGAGTGGAATCGCCGGATGAAAGAGAAAGGATTGTGCCGTTGTGGCCGTCCAGCACGTCCGGGAAAGGTACAATGTTCGGAATGTGCTTTGAAGGATGCGAGAAGAACTTTGGAAAGGAGACATTCAAGCGGGAAAACAATGCCTTTGGGATTAAGAAAAGAGCTGCATATCTGCCTGCGGTGCTTAAAGCCTGCAATGCCAGGATATTGCTTTTGTGAAGAACACCTAGCTAAACAACGAGAATACATGGCTAAAGCTATAGCAGCTGGCATGGAAAATCCAAATGCGATAGCTGTACGAAAATGGATGCGAAGGACCATGTTATGACAGAGTAAGATACGGGAGAAGGAATATTTTTAGCATAATTTGTGGAATAATTTTTGCGTGAAATGGAGGGGGAAATATAAATGAAACTTGAGGAATGGATAATCCATTTAGAAAGTGGCTTTGAAGATTATCCGCTGGAATCAAAATCCCCAGATGAGGTTACCAGACAGGATATCAAAGATTTGATTTCTTATTTGGTGGAACTTTATCAGTGTAGAACAAAAAGGAAAATCAAATTTCGTTGGCACAGGGGCGGCTTGGCCGAATCTATGCAGACGGCAATGGCATTTGACGACGTAATGGAAATGATAAAATACATTTCTGATGGGATTGACCCTCTTTACACCGCAGTTTGTATCAAGCCTTACGATGATAATCCAGATGGGCGTATTGGTTGGAAACGCACCAACATGATAAAAGCGGCGAAATACGATCCTCTTTTCAATATTGTACATGAATCTACGCCGTGGGCATTTTGCGATGCTGTGGTCAGTGAAACTAAATGGTACTGGATTTGTCGAGGCCGGAACGAAATCAAAGAAATTCATCCACAGGAGGGCAGAAAAAATGAAAAATGAGTTTCGAAAGCAGGCTGATAGCATCAGTAAGCTTGGCGTTGCTAGTTTAGTAGGAGTGCCAACACATAAAGGTGATGGAGTGGATATCCAGTTAGGAAAACAACGTGATATACCTGACGTGAATTTTGATGACCTTGATGCAGACGAAATAAAAGCAGAGGTTTTTACACTTTATACCACAATAACGGGAAGAAGCGTGGAAAAAGGTGACCCCATCAGGCTGTTTATCCTGTTCATTGTAGACATTATTATTCGCCTGCTGATCAACAGGCAGGCAAAAAACATCAAACATTTAATGGACGATTAGGTGGATGAGATTCCTTGTTGATAAAGTAAATGTAAATGGATTTTCGTTACAAGGGGGAAGACACAATGATTTTAGTAGCAGGGGTTATCGGTATAGCAACAATCGTTTTGTTTTTAGGATTGATATGGAGTATACGGTATGAAAAACATAAAAATGACGAGAGATTCAAGGTTGCAGATATGATGGCTCCCGTGATGTTGCTATTTATTGGTATGGCAATATCGCTGGGAATTGCTATAGGCTACCCTAAGTATTTGATTTGGCAGCAGGAACAGGAAGGTGCTGCAGAACTGGCCAAAGCTGAACAAAACAGGCAGATTGCTATCCAGGAAGCTAAAGCCAAGGAAGAGTCTGCAAAATCACTGGCAAATGCTGAGATTATTCGCGCAGAGGGTGTGGCTAAGGCTAATAAGATTATTGGGGATAGCTTGCAGAATAATGATGCGTATATTCATTATTTGTGGATTGAAGCACTCAAGGAAAGCCATGACCAGGTGATTTATATTCCCACAGAAGCGGGGATACCTGTAACAGAATCGGCGAGATTTTTCAAGATGAATCAAGGAAACAAGACAACGGAAAATAAGTGACAAAAAGCCCGCAATCCCTTGAAAAAGAAAGGGTTGCGGGCAAAAAAATAGAGAATATCTTGATAAATGTATTGACAAAACAAGATAAAGATGATATAATTAAATCAAGCTAAAGGAAAGGGGGGAAGAAACTTGGAATACCTTGAGGTAGCAGAAAAGGCCACCAACATCATCGTAAACCTTCTCACGGTGATAGTCTTAATCAAGACCATCAAAGGATGATGGGCAGCCAATTCTAAGCAAAGCAGGGAGCCTCACAAGAGGTTCCTTGCACCTCAATTATACCATGTTTCGAAGGTATGAAAAAGATAAATCTTTTCGTATTAATCTGTACGCTGGGGAGTATCGGCGTATTGCATGGCAGGTCAGTAGCAGCTTTCGACATTTTAGACTGGGGAATATTGGCATCCATGATTGCTGTGTGGGGCTTATTCGGATATGCGAAATGGAGGGGCAAGGTATGAGTGAGAATAAAAACGGATGGGGCGGCGCTCGTGAAGGGGCTGGCCGTAGACCTGCCGCAGCTGATGGCACGGAAAGGCGTATGCGTTCCTTGCGGGCATCTGATGGGGAATGGGAAGTCATTAAGGCATTTGCCAAAGTCCTCAAAGATAATCCGGAGCGGGCGGCAAGGATGATGGCAATCCAATAAAAATGATAGGGGGGTGGTTGGAAATACTGCCCCTTGAATTTGTATTACATATAAGATATAATGAGCATAGAAAAAGTACCATCACACGGGAACAGTTAGCCCGAACCATAATTTGATCGAATGACCGCTTAGCTTCTCAGGCTAAGGCGGTCATTCTGCTTATTGTCATTGTAGTCATGCATATCTTCAATACCGATATCGTTGCTATATAGTCGAGGAAGACTATCAGAGTTAATACCGGCGTGGCATCAGCTTCTTCCAGCTTAAATTCCCTTGAGGGTGGCTATGCCATCTGAGAGTAACAGCTCATCCGTAGAGGGGCAGTCACTTTCTGTGTGATTGTGCGAAGACAAGTATAGGATAAAAACCATGGCATAAAAATTGATGATGATGCAATATCCGCTGGAGAGATTAGCAAGGCAATGCATCAGCTGTTGCGTGAAGCTTTCTCTCCTATCGAAAGCGTGATGGAAGAGCGAAGCTTCATGCTCAGAGATGATAAGTTTGGCGTGAAAAAAGATGATATTTACGGCGTGAATTTCTTGTGCTATACTAAGCACATGGAAAAACTATGACCAAAAGCAAGGCGTTGTCAAAACAGACAGCGCCTTTTTTGTTTACGGGCGGTAGGTTCTTCCAGCCAGGGGCCGGAGGTGCGGTCGGCTTTCGAGCCCGGCATTTGGCTAGGTACAAATTTTTTTTATCGCTTAATTAACTTTTTGCTGGTAGCCTGGCCGGCAAATTTCAAACTATGACGCGAGAAAAAATTTTTGCAAAAAAGTTAAGCGAGGGGAGGTGGACGCCCATGCTGGTGACCGGTAAAGTGAGCGAGATTGCCGTCAAGCAAAAAGCCCTTGCGCTGGCCATTGGAGTAACCCCGGCCAGAGTGAGCCAGATGGTGAAAGATGGCATCGTGGTGAGGGACGAAGGCAACGCCGGTGGGGCAGTCTTACTCTTCGAGAGTCTGAAGAATTACTTCCAGTCTGGCCAAGGGAAATCCGATGGTGATGATTCCGTGGACTACTGGGAGGAAAAGGCTAAGCATGAACGGGCCAGACGGCAGATTGCAGAGCTGAAGATTGCGAAGATGGAAAATCGCGTCTATGATGCCAGGACTGTGGAACTGGTCATCACGGAGCAGCTATCCAACCTTCGGACACAACTTCTAGGTCTACCATCTAAGCTGGCACCACAGCTTGAGGGTATGGACAAAGAGCACATCTACGAAGTCATGACACAGGAAATCGAGGAAAAACTTGCCGAGTTGTCCGAATACACGCCGGAGATGTTCTCGGAGGAATTCGAGGGTGATGGCGATGAAGAAAGGGATTGAACTTTGGCGGTACACTTACCGCAAGGGCTTAAAGCCGCTGCCGAAAACCAGCGTCAGTGAGTGGGCGGATACTTATCGCTTTATTTCTCAGGGCAACGCAGAGCCGGGGCGGTGGAAGACTTCAAGAGCAGAGTACCAGCGGGAAATCATGGACGCTTTTACCCAGCCAGGTGTGCATCGCGTGGTGGTGAAATCGGCAGCACAGATTGGCAAGTCGGACATCATGAATAACGTCGTTGGCCGTTTCGCACATCTGGACCCGGCACCAATCATGATGATTCAGCCTACCGTGGAGATGGCCCAGGATTATTCCAAGAGCCGCATTGCCCCGATGATTCAGGACACGAAGGTGCTGAATAATATTTTCTACAAGGTCAAGGAGCAGGATCAGGCGAAGACCACTGGCATCCGGGACAGCAACAACACAATCCTGTCGAAGATTTTCCCCGGCGGGCGGTTGTTTATGGCAGGCTCCAATTCTCCAGCAGGATTAGCTTCCCGCGTTGTTCGCGTATTACTAGCGGACGAAGTTGACCGCTTTGCAGCATCTGCAGGCGTGGAAGGTGATCCGGTGGACTTGGCCAGTAAGCGTATGACCACGTTTTGGAATCATGTGTCGGGACTGTTCTCGACACCGACCATCGAGAAAGCCAGCCGTATCGAGACGGAGTATCTGGCAGGAACTCAGGAAGAATGGCGGCATGCATGCCCTAATTGCGGGGAGTATCATGTGCTCCGGCATGTGGATATGGAGTGCCCGGACATGGTGGAGAGCAGCGACAAGGAGGGGCACAAGACGTATGTTATCCGTGAAGTGCTCTGGCGATGCCCGGACTGTGGTTATAAGTTCAATGAGCGGCAGATGAAGGAGGCACCGCAGAGATATGTGGTGCAGAATTCGATTGCACTGGAGAACGGCATCCGTTCGTTCTTCATCAACGGCTTTTCGTCCCCATGGATTACCTGGGCGGAAATCATGAAGGAGTGGCATGAGGCACGTGGAGATCCGCAGCGCGAGAAGGTTGTGGTCAATACCCGCTTTGGCGAGACCTATCACATGATTGGTGCCTTTGACGATGAGACGCAGTTCTTGCGACGCCGTGAGAAGTATGATGCAGAACTCCCACATGGTGTGCTGCTGTTGACGGCGGCAGTGGACGTGCAAGGCAACCGCCTCGAATACGAGATATGCGGCTGGGGCTTTGGCGAGGAATGCTGGGGAATCCAGAAAGGCGTTATCCCAGGAAACCCCGACCATCCCAAGGTCTGGAAGTTGCTGGATGGCATTCTTGACCGGCCTTATCATTTCGCTAATGGCGGCGCATTGAAAATCCTGCGCACTTTCATCGATACTGGTGGCTTGTCCACACAATCTGTTTATGAGTATTGCAAGCGGAACCTCTACAAGCAGCGCATTGGCATCAAAGGCTATGCAAATAAACCGGGCTTGCCCTTGGTTTACCGAACCAGCAAGGACAGGAAGGGATATAATATCCCACTGCAGTTCCTTGGGGTAAACGATGGCAAGCAGCAGGTTATGACGCGGCTGGGGCTGGAGAAGCCGGGAGCGCAATACTTCCACTTTCCCATGGATGATGATTTCATGGGAAAACGCGGCTATGATGAGCTGTATTTCAAAGGCATCATAGCAGAGCAACGGAAGGTCGTTTCCAAGGGTGGTATGGTGCAGGTAATCTGGGAACCCATCAAGCGGGATATCCGCAATGAACCGCTTGATTTGCGGGTGTATAATCTGGCCTGCCTGAAAACCTGCCTGCCATACGTGAACATGGTACAGACAGCAAAAGAGTTTGGCGTGGATGTGCCAGATTATGCGCAGCCTAAGAAAAAAGCCCCACCAAAGGTCAAGGGCAGAAACCAACAGCCTAAGACGAGGTCGAAATCCCGCAGTGTGAATTTGTTTTGACAGAAAATAGTGAGCAATGTGAGTTATTTGCACATTGCTCTTTTTGTTTGCCCGAAAGGAGGAGTTGATAACATGGCAAGGACAGTAGTTACGGTGCAGGCTCGCTTGGAGCTGTACTATGAGGCCGAACGGCGCATACTTGCCGGGGCACAGTCTTACACCATCGGCAATCGCCAGCTCACTCGGGCGAATCTGGCGGAAATCCGTAAGACTATCAGCCAGTTGGAAGACGAACTGGAATCCCTAATGGGGAAATCCCAGGGCGTATCAAAACGTGTGGTTTTTATGGGGTGAGGTGTAAGCATGAGCAGAAGAAAAAGAAAAACTGAAGCCAGGGCACGGATGCCCACGGATTCCCCTAAGGGGGAACCTCAGGCTCAATTCAAAAATAGCGGGTACAGCGAGGGCGGTGCTTCACGTACCAGCAACATTCTGAAATCGTATCTGCCATTGCGATTATCAGCGAAATCGGACATAGATGCCAATCTGCCGCTGCTCAGGAACCGGTCGGCCGACCAGGCCATCAATACCCCCGTTGGTGCAGCGGCCATACAGACCAGTGCCATTCACACGGTGGGGGCAGGACTGAAGGTCTTCCCACGTATCCGCTATTTGGAATTGGGTATATCACATGATGAGGCAAGGGCATGGCAGAAAAAAGCCCGTCGGGAATTTGACCTGTGGGCGGCCTCCAAACATTGTGACCTGTATCGGCGCAATAATTTTTATGACCTTCAGGATATAGCTTATGAGTCCTATCTCGTGGATGGTGATGCTTTTGCTCTTTTCCGGCGCAAGGCACCAACACAATATATGCCGTATTCCCTGCGGCTGCAGATTCTGGAAGGAAACCGTATATCCAACCCGATGGATGGTTCTTTCCCAGGAGCATTGGGGCCGTATTCCGTGGAAATGATATCCCCTGAGACCGGCAACCGGATTGTCAGTGGGGTAGAGATTGACATGGATGGAGCAGTAGAGGCCTATTGGGTGTGCAATAAGGTGCAGGGTGATCCGGTAGATATTGCCCGATTAGAAAAATGGGTGCGGGTAAAAGCCTTTGGCGACTTATCCGGCATGCCTAATATCGTGCAGATATGCCATGACCTGCGGTCAGAACAGTATCGGGGCATTCCCTATCTGGCCCCGGTTATCGAGACATTGAAGCAGGTCAGCCGCTACACCAATGCAGAGCTGACGGCAGCCATCATCAAGAGTTTCTTTGCCCTGTTCTTCACCAATAACCCCACGGGCTCAAGCGAAATGCCTGCTCCGGATGCATGGGCTGGAGAAGAAGGGCGCGACCCCAATGCACCGGTGGTGGATGTGTCCGAATACGGCTTAGGTCCTGGCACACTTAATGCTTTGCCTGCTGGTGTAGACGTGAAGGCCGTGGATGCAGGACGCAGCATGTCCACCTTTGACCCGTTTGTGTCGCAGCTTATCAAGCAAATCGGCGCAGCTATCGGTGTGCCATATGAAGTCATCATGAAGAACTTCACCAGTTCTTATAGTGCTTCGCGGGCGGCTATGCTGCAGGCGTGGGAGGAATTCAAGCTCCGGCGCACCTGGTTTGCCCGAGACTTCTGCCAGCCAGTCTATGAAGCTTGGCTGACGGAGGCAGTGGCCATTGGACGGATAGAAGCACCGGGATTCTTTGAAGACCCGGCGCTGCGGGCGGCGTGGTGCCATGCAGATTGGTATGGCCCAACCATGTCGATTCTTGATCCTGTAAAAGACATCACGGGCAGTGCGCTCCGTGTGCAGTATGGCCTGTCTACCCGCGAACGGGAAGCTGCCGAAATGACCGGCACGGACTTCGAGGAAAATCTTGACCAGCTTGCCTGGGAACAGGAGCGGATAAGAGAACTAGGACTGCCGGAGAGCAATCCTGAAGTGCTGGCCGGAGCTATGCTTGGCAATAACAAAGGTCAGGGAGGGGGTGAAGAAAATGCCTAAGAAAAAATTTTGGGAGTTCCGTAATGAAGCGGAGAGCGAAACGGCGGAACTTCTGCTCTATGGCGAGATTTCCGATGTGAGCTGGTGGGGAGATGAAATAACCCCAAAGCAGTTTCACGAGGATTTGCTTACCTGTGAGGGAAAAGATTTGGCCGTTCATATCAATTCCCCAGGCGGTGATGTATTTGCCGCTCAGGCCATCTACAACCAGCTGAAGAACTACACCGGCAAAGTCACCATGTACATTGACGGTATGTGCGCCAGCGCGGCCACAATCATTGCCTGTGCCGGGGACAGTGTAATCATGCCCACCAATACCATCTACATGATTCACAACCCCAAATCGGCTATGCTGGGCTATTTCGATGCCCCTAAGCTGGATAAGCTCTCTGCCAGCCTCACCGCCGTGAAGCAGACCATTGTCAATGTCTATATGGCAAGGGTAAAAGGTGTGCTCTCAGAGGTGCAGGTAAAGAACAAGATGGACAATGAGGAATGGATGACGGCACAGACAGCAAAGGAATATGGCTTTGTGGATGAGGTGGTGGAGGCTATCCCCATCGAAAACCGTCTGGAAGACAATATGCTCTTCCTCAATTCCGTATCCTGCAAGCTGGACCGTTTCCAGAATGCCGCAAGATTGCGGGAGATAATCAGCAATAATACCCCGAAAAGGAGTGAGAATCCCATGACAGACAATGAATTCATGAAGAAGTTGCAGAACTTCATGGCTGGCTTTACCAATTCCCAGCCGAATAATACGCCGCCTGCTCCGGCAGTGCCGCAGAATAATGCGGCTCCGGAATCAAGAGAGGCAATTCTGGCTGAAGAGCGTCAGCGTGTAGCTGACCTGGAAGCCATGAAGACTGGCAATCCCGCTGTGGATGCCATCATCGAGACGGCCAAGGCTAACGGTGCTACGGCTGACAGCGTGAAGCCCTATGTGGATGCAATTCCACAGCAGGAACCTGCCCAGCAGGACACGCAGCCGAAGAACATGTATGAACAGTTCATGGCCATGCTGCAGGACAACTCTGATTCTGGAGCTAATGGTGTACTGCCTACGCCGCAGGGCGGAGCCAAGAATGAAGCAGCTCAGAAGGCTGCTAATATTGAAGAGGTCGCAAATTACGCGAATCGTATCATGGGGGTGAAATAAGATGTCCATGCATGAAGTTATTGAAAACGCCACCAGCTTTGATGAACTGCTGGCAGGCCCGGAAATTGCACCGCTGACCAAGAATATCCCGCTCCAGAAAGGCACAGCTTATAAGCGGGGGATGCTCATCACAGACCCGGCAAATATCACGCCGGACGAAGGGGAAGACCCGGCAACGGCAGCAGCTCAGACTGCAGCGGGCGGTGTAGCTGATTATGTGCTGGCAACTGACATTGACCTGACGGAGGCCTCGGCAGATACTGCAGGCACGGTCTATGTGTCCGGACGCTTCAATCGTGAGAAAATCGTGCTGGCTGAAAGCGACACGGTAGAAGCTCACGAAGCGGAGCTGCGCCTACGCAATATCCTGTTTACGGCTCTGAAATAACCGAAGGAGGGAAACAAAATGCCGATGATTGAATACAACGACACCATATCCCTGATGGGGGTAATGGAGCGCATCAAACCGCCTGCCAGCTTTCTGTTGGATACCTTTTTCCCGCAGATGCCTGCACCCACCGTGACCAGCAAAATCATGGTGGAATACAAGAAGGGCGGGCGCCGTCTGGCACCTTTCGTCGTGAAAGGTGGCCGCGGCGTGAACATGGCCCGGGAAAATTCGTGGATTGAAACCTATACGCCACCGATGGTGGCACCTCGCCGGACCATCACGCCAGAGGATTTGGAGCACCGTACCTTTGGTGAGACGGTTTTCTCCACGAAGACGCCAGCCCAGCGGGCAGCAGAACTGCAGGCCCGTGACCTGGTAGAACTGCGGGATATGATCATCAACCGCAAGAACAAGATGGCGGCGGATATCCTCACCACTGGCCAGTGTGTCATCGAAGGTTATGCCGATGATGGCAAGACTGTGGTGCTGGATAAGGTTTCTTTCCCCGGCTGGGATCAGAAACTTACCCCCACTGGTGCAAACACTTGGGATCATGCCGGTGCCGATATCTACAATGATATCAAGAGCATGAGCGAGCTGATTCAGGAGCGCACGGGGCAGATTCCGACGCTGATGCTTTGCGGTTCCAATATCGAAAAGTATCTCATCGATAACACCACGATTACCAAATGGCTCTCCATCCCGAACCGGGAGAATCTGGCCATGCTGGCACTGGCACCGAGATTTACTAGTCCACAGATTCGCCGTATTGGTTTGCTGCAGTCGCAGAATCTTGAGATTTACAGCTATGCAGAAACTTATACGGATGATGATGGTACGGTGAAGCCCTTCCTCGATCCGGATTCGGTCATCATTGCCAATCCGGGGCGTGGCCGTCAGCTTCATGGGGCAGTTACCCTGCTGAATGATTCCGGCAATGACTACAATACCTACAGTGGTCAGTATGTGCCTTACTACAACGGTGATAAGAACAGTCAGGAAATCTCCCTGACCATGTATAGCCGCTTCCTGTTGGCTCCTACGTGGGCAGATGACTGGGCACTGATCAAGGCGAAAGGATGAGCATCATGGCAAAAATCATTATCAACAAGGGATTTCTTTCCCATAAAGGTCAGATATATAGAGCTGGCGATGTGGTATTCATTGCGGATAACAACGATGCCAAGCGCCTGGTGGCTCGCTCCGATGGTGATTTTGCTTTCTATCAGGGAAATGTGTCCGAATCGGACACGCAGAATGAAGAAACCCCGGTAGAAAATACAGCGGATGATGTGTCCGAATCGGACACGGGGGAAGCGGATGCAGAACTTCCCGGTGATGGTCTTCCCACCCTTGATCCGGATGCTGCCGTGCAGACGGCCAAAGGTGGCAAGGGCGCCAAGGGAAAGAAGAAATGAGTGCCTTCAAAGAGATGGTGACAGAGGATATGGACGATGTGTTCCTAAATCCCGATGAATTTGCCGATGAGCATGACTTGAATGGGACGCTTTGCACCTGCGTGGTGGAAAGCCCAACCTCTCAGGAAAGCTTTCAGACTGGCAAAAAATATGAGGGATATGATGTCGTTCATGGCATCACCGTTACCATCTATGTCAAAAAAGCTGATATTGGGGTAATGCCGGTGGAAGACCAGTTGTTTTCACTCGACGAAGAAGAGTTTATAGTGGATTCCTGCGTGGAACACATGGGAATGCTGGCTATCCATCTGAAAGCCAATATCAGCGGATTGGATGGAGCAGGAGGCTGGTAATCATGATAGAGATTGAAGTTTCCCGGGAAAGCGCCAAAGCACTGGAAGAACAGCTGCAGGCGCTCAGCGGGGACAAGGTTCAAAGAGCCATCTCGTTTGCGGCCAAGCGGGCGGCATCTCATGCCAAGACCGTTGGCACCAAGCAGGTGCGCAAGACCTACACCATTGATTCAGCCTCTATCAAAGCGGCCACCAGTATCCGAACCACAGGTGATGGTGCGGTGCTGCGGATTGCTGGGCCGAGAAGAAGCGCTGGTCACTATAAGGCGAAGAAGCGTAAAGCTGGTATCTTCGTGTCCATCAAGAAAGGCTCCGGGGATATCGTGCCTCGCTCCTTTGCCTATAGCAACACCTTCTTCAAGCGCACCGGCAAGAGCCGCCTGCCCATTGAACGCATCTTCGGACCTGCCGTGCCTCAGTTATTTGGCAATGACGCTATCAAGAACGAGATAGCTGAATCGGCTATGACTAAGTATGAGGAACGTCTCCGGCACGAGATAGGCCGCCTGATAGGAGTGTAACAGATGGAAACACCTTGGAAAGCAGCTGGGGATATCGCTGAGTTTCTAAATCAGAAGTTTCAGGAGTATGACGAAAAGGAATTCAACGCCAGTGACCTGGAGAAAAGCAAGCCGTATCGTGTTCACGCCGGTTTTCTTCCCCGGGTGGGAAAGCCAGAGGATATGAAACAACATTGCCCTGCTGTGGTTATCCGACCCCTGATGGTGGAAGACGGAGAAAAAAATACACTGGCCAAGATGGTGATATATGCAGTAACGTACGACAACGACAGGAGAACAGGGTGTGAATCACTTTATAATCTGTTGGAGTTCATGCGTTATCACCTGCTGGCCAATAATCCCATCAATAAGCGATATCAAATCAAAATTACCGAGGATGATGTTATGGAAACATTTATCCCGGATGAACAGCCGTTCCCTTTCTGGGAAGGGAGGATTGATTTCAGCATTTATTTGGAACAGCCTAGGAACAATGCTCCACTTAGCAAAATGAACTCCTGGAGAGCATCGTCATAACAAAGGAGAGAAGATCATGGCCAGAATCTCTAAAAAAACGAATGAAACGCCGGTGAAAAAGATGTCAGCTGCTGAAGAAAAGCAGAAATCTACGGGCCCCGTCATTTACGTAGGGCCGCCTATTAAAGGGACGCTTCTTCACAGCACCTTTATTATTTTTGCCGATGGCATTCCGGAGGAATATCGAACACATCCGAGCTTGAAGCATCTTTTTGTGCAGCCGGAGCGACTGGATCAGGCAAGAAAAGAAATCGGACGTATAGGCTCGTTGCGTAATATCTATTACCGGCGGGTGGTTGAGGAATTTCATAAAGGAGGTAAGTAATTATGGCTTATTTTCATGGTGTAAGGGGATCGGAAGTACCGACTTCCATCATTCCACCGGTTAATACCACAGCTGGCTTGCCAGTAGTATGGGGGACGGCCCCGGTACATCTCACTGAAAATCCAGAGGCTAATGTCAACAAGCCCGTCATTTGCTATGAGAATAGTGAAGCTGTTAAAGCCTTTGGTTATAGCGCAAACTGGGCTGATTTTACGCTGAGTGAAGTCATGTTCAGCCAGTTCCATCTTTTTGGGGTCAAGCCCATCATTTTCATCAATGTGCTTGACCCCAAAAAACATAAATCCAGCGTGACGGATACAGAAGGAACGGCAGTCAATGGCGACCATGAGGCTGTTATCAATGATACGGTTCTGCTGAAAACGCTGAAAGTCTATGGGGAAGCTCCTGCCGTAATCACAGAAGCTGGTGCAGGAAGCGGTGAATCTTCAGGAGATGGCCCCAGCCTTGATGATGAACCGGCCAGCGGCGGTACAGTAGAAGAACCGGCGGCAGTGGCAACCGCTACTCCAGCCACGTTGGATGTGGATTATGTAGCGGCTTATGACGATGATGAACGGTTGGTTATTACACTTATCGAGGGCGGCAGCCTTTACGGGAAGACGAGAATTTACACGGAGTATGACCGGGTAGATGCTTCCAAGGTAACGGCTACTGACATTATCGGTGGTACGAGTGTAACTGGGGAAACCAAAGGTTTGGAATGGGCAAGCTCCATTTACACGTTGTTCTCCATGGTTCCTGGAATGCTGGCGGCTCCTGGATGGTCTCAGAATCCAGTGGTGGCATCTGTCATGAAAGCCAAGGCATTAACTCTCTGCAGCCTTTTCCGTTGCATTGTATTGACGGATGTGGATACGGAAACAGTCAGAAACTATACTGATGTCAACGCATGGAAGAACAGCAATAACTACACTGGTGTTAATCAGATAGTATGCTGGCCTTGTATCCGCAATGGTGATGCCATCTATCGTATGTCCACCCAGATGCTGGGGCTTATCGGCGTAATGGATGCCAAAAATGAGGATGTGCCCTATGAATCGCCGTCCAATTTCTCCCTTCAGGCAACTGGAGCTTGTCTGGCTGATGGAACGGAAGTGGCCCTCAATCTGGACCAGGCCAACATGCTCAATGCTCAGGGCATTGTCACGGCGCTCAACTTCAGCGGCGGATGGAAGAGCTGGGGCAACTACACGGGAGCTTATCCTTCGGTTACCGATCCGAAAGATTGCTTTATCTGTGTGCGCAGGTTCTTTGATTGGCAATATCAGACTTTTATCCTTACATACTGGCAGAAGGTGGATAGACCGCTTATGCCGCGTCTTGTCAAGAGCATCGTCGGCAGCGAAAGAGAGCGCCTGAATGGCTTGGTATCTCGTGGATTCCTGCTGGGAGCAGATATTCAGTTCCTGGAAAGCGAAAATCCGCTTACCGACCTTTTGCAGGGCATTATGCGTGTCCATTCCTACATCACGCCGCCTGTTCCGATGCAGGAATGTGAATGCACCTTCGAGTACGACGTGAACAACTTCAAGGCGCTCTTTGCAGCAGCGTAAGTATAGGAAGAGGTGAAGAACTATGGCAGTCAATAAAGTGCCGGAAATGCTCCAGGAAACGAGAGTTTACTGGGACGGCGAGGATAATATGATTGGCGTTGCTAATGTGGATTTGCCTGAGCTGGTATCCAGTACCACATCCATTACGGGCGTGGGCCTGTCTGGCGAGGTAGATGCTCCGGTGCGAGGTCATTTCGGCTCTATGGAGCTTACCCTTAACTGGCGTACACCCCATAAATCTGGCCTGCGCACGGCAGGTGGCAATCCTGTTTCCTTGCAGATTTACGGCAGCATTCAGAACTTCGACAGTGGGGCCAATGACTATGTGGACGAACAGATTATCGTTGCGGTGAGTGGCCGGGCTAAGTCCTATGCACCGGGAACTTTTGAAGCTATGAACACCACGGACAGCTCCAACACCATTGAAGTGCATTACATCAGAATCGAGGTGGCAGGGGAAACCATCACCGAGATTGATAAGTATGGCTATAAGTGCCTGATCAATGGCGTTGACCTGATGGCCACGATTCGCAAAAATATCGGCATGAGCTAATTAAAGGGGGATAAACAATCATGGCAGAAGAAAAGAAAGTCACCAAGGAAGCTGAAGAACAGGAAACTGCAGTTGTAGCTGTTGAATCCGAGGTTATGGATGAGGGGAATATCATCCGCCTTACTCAGCCCGTGAATGGCAGAAATGAACTGGTGTTCAACTTCGACAAAATCAAGGGAGCAACTTTGTTGAAATGCGAGAAGAAGGCCAAAGAGGTGGATGCATCCATCGTAGTTCCCCAGCTCTCCATGGTCTTTCAGGCACACGTAGCGGCAGCCGCAGTAGGGGCCCGGTATGATGATATTATCAACCTGCCGGGGCCGGATTTCATGGCGGTTACCATGCGGGTGAGCCGTTTTTTAAACAATGCGGGATAATCCGTGACATCAGGGTTTCAGCCATGCGGCTGTCTAAGTACACAAAAACGCCAATCGAGTTCTATCTGGAAGAGCCGATTGGCGAGTTTTACGCATGGGTGAAGACCATGAATAGCGAGATTGACCTGGAAAATAAGATGCAGAAGCGGGCCCTGGCAGAAGCCAGGGCAAAACGCAGATGAAAAAAACCGCCCTTGCGGGCGGCTGAAGGAAAGTGTATTCAACTTGATGCCAAAGCAGTTTGCAAAGTCTCGTCAAAGTCCTGTAAAAACTGCTCATCATCAGTGGAAAGGCTATTAAAACAATCAATAAGTTCCTGAGTGTAAAACTCATTATTCAAGTCGAGATTATATTTCTTGGCATTATAGAGTGAGCGCAGACCAAGCAAAAAGTGGAATCCATAATCGCAGGAAGCGTTATGAGCACAGTGTAGACAGTCATGGTAATGTGGATGTTCCTCTAAACCTGCAAGACAGGCTCTGTAAGGATCCGGACTGTCGATAATGCTTTGCCTTGATACAAACGGAAGTAACATAAAACTCACTCCTTCCGAACATTCTGTATATTTATATTATACCACATCAGGAGGTGCTTTTGAAGTGGCAGACAGGAATTTAGAATTAGCAATTAAGATTCAGGGTCAGGTAGACCAATCCCTTCCAGCATCTGTCCGCAAAGCTATGTCTGATGCGGCAAATTTGCAAAAATCGCTGGGCCAGCTTAAAGGCATTGAGGCGAATGCACAAAAATACAAGGAATTGCAAAAGGCTGCACAGTCTTTGTCTACTGAGTTCAATCAGGCCAAGGCAAGGGCATCTCAGCTTGGAGCAGAATTCAGGAACAATCAGGCAGTAGCGGCTCAGTATAAGGCTCAGATAGAGCAGGCAAAAGCGGCTTTGGCTGGTATAAGCAAAAGCGCTAACCCTCAAGCCTATGCGGCGGCAAGGGCAAATCTTGCGCAGTTGACTGCAGCATATAAAACAGCTAAAGCTGCGGTTAAATCTTCAGAGGCTGATTTTAAGCAAGCTGGTAAGGCTGCGCAGGCTTCAGGGACCGCATACCAAAACAATCAGGCAGCTTTACGGCAATTAGCCAATGAGCTTCGGCAGGCTGGCTTTAATACAGAGCAATTTGCTTCCAGCCAAGAGAATTTACAGCAACAGCTTAACCGGACTAATGCCGCTTTAAATCAGTCAAGAGGAATTGAATCACAATATAGAGCCCAACAGCAACAGCAGGCTGAACAAAGAAGGGCACATGAAAGAGCACAGGCGAACTTCTTCACTGCTGCTGGAAACTTTGAAACAGCCAAGAGCGCTGCTTCGACGATTGTATCACCCTTCGTGGGGGCCATAAAAACGGCAGCTGATTTTCAGCAGGTAATGTCTAAGGTTGAAGCTATTACCGGGTCAAGCAAAGATGAGATGGCAAAGCTTGCCGCTCAGGCACGGGAATTAGGGTCAACGACAAAATTCAAAGTAACAGAGGCTGGTGAAGCCATGACGTATTTGGGCATGGCCGGCTGGAAGACAGAACAAATCCTTGGTGGTATGCCGGGGCTTTTGAATTTGGCTGCAGCATCAGGCACGGATTTGGCTCTGACGGCGGATATTGTTTCCGATGGCATGACAGCTCTGGGGCTGACGGCAGGGACGAAGATTCCCAATGCATTTGGGAAGATGGTAGATTCCACCACTCATTTTGCTGATGTAATGGCGGCGGCATCATCCAATGCAAATACCAATGTGCAGATGATGGGGGAAACCTTTAAGTATGCTGCATCTACAGCAGGGGCTTTGGGATATTCCATTGATGATTTGGGGCTGGCTACTGGTCTTATGGCTAATGCCGGCGTCAAAGGCAGCCAGGCAGGTACGGCTTTACGTGCAATCTTTACCCGCATGGCTACGGAAACAGATTCAGCATCACAGGCTATGCACATGCTGGGCATCAGCATGACTGAAGTAGGAGCCGATGGTAAAGAGAAGATGAAGAGCTTCACCAAGGTCATTCAAGAAATGCGTGGTGCATTCAAACAAGTAGATGCATCTAAAATTACGGACATGGTAGAAGCCCTGAGTGGCAGCAAGGTGAAGAAAAAAGATGAGCTTATCCAGATGCTCAACAAGATCAAGGAAAATGGTGGAAAGCTCAGCGAGCTGGATAAGATAAAATTCTCTAACATGCTTGCAGGCCAAGAAGCTATAGCAGGCCTCCTGGCAATGGTTATGGGCACGGATGAGGATTTCAATAAACTCTATGGCTCAATACAGAAGGCTGATGGAGCTTCTGCGAAAATGTCCGCAACAATGCAGAACAATGCTTTGGGTGGCATTGAGACAATGAACTCAGCTTTGGAAGGATTATCTGAATGTATCGGCAACAACTTCCTGCCATACGTTGAAAGCGCAGCCCGTTATGTTGCTGGATTTGTAGGTGGTCTTACCAAGTGGGCCAGCGAAAACAAAGGCCTTGCCACTGGGATTGGCATAGCGGCTGCTGCAGTTGCTGGTTTGACAGTAGCTGTGGCCGGGGCGGCATTAGCTTTTGCCGCCTGGGGATTCTTCTCCACAACCATCGTGGAAATGAAGGCTGCTTTCTTAGGCTTGCGGGCCGTAACGCTGATGTCAGCTGCAGCAACATGGATACACACTGCTGCTACAACGGCTTTAGGAGCGGCAACAAATGCCCTGAAGAATCCTGTGAGCACAGCTACTACATTGCTGGGCGGCATGAAGAATCAGATGATGGCAGCAAAGACAGCAGCGCTGGGAATGCCCGCCATGATTGGGCGTGCATTTACTGCTCTTCCCGGTTTAATATCGGGAGCATTTGCAGCTTTACCAGGGCTTATGGCAAGTTTGGCCACGGTAGGTCTACCGGTTATTTTAGCGATTGCAGCCATTATTGCTGTGATTGTCGTTTTGGCAGCCAACTGGAATAACATCAAAGAGACGGCCACCATCGTATGGAATCATATTTCCGGAACGATATCCGCTCAGGTCAAACGGATTAAGGCAGCCTTTGGTGATATGGTGGGAAGAATCCTTGCCGTATGGAACAGCGTGACCGGCGGGACTGCTACATCTGCAGACTGGATTTTGGGAATTATCAACAATGTGGGCTTTGCCATTGGCGCGGCCTTTGACATTGCCGCTGGTGTTGTTAGTACCGCTATTTCTGTGATTATGAATCTAGTGGCATCGATTGCTCAGTTCATCGGCGGTGTGGTCAATATTATCGTGGGCATCTTCACTGGTGACTGGGCAAAGATTTGGACTGGCGCGTCGCAGGCAGTAGAGGGGTTATTGGGCGGTACTATTGGTACGTTCAAGACCATTGCTGGTGGCATCGGAGATTTGTTTGACACCTTGATGGGTAAAGCTGATGAGGTGGAACAAAGAGCAAAACAGGCGCAGGCGGCGCAGAACGCCGGTGTTACCTCAGATAATTCTGCAGCTATAGCCAATGCTCAACAAGTTGCAGCGGCCACTCAGGAGGCTGCCAGCGCGTCTGGCGAGGCATCTGCTAATGCCCAAGCATTGGCAAATAATATGCAGGGTGCTGGCCAACAAGTCCAACAGACATCTGGCTATATGGAACAGCTGAAGGGCATGATGAAGAATTTCCCCACTGGTGCACAAACGGCATCAGGAGAAGCAGTGCAGGCTGTTCAAACCAATATGGGGCAGCTGCCACAAATCACCACTACCAATACCGACCAGATGGCGGCAGAGTTTGGGAAACTGGCAGAGAAATGCCAGCCTGGTGGCCAGGCATTCGTGCAGGCTGCCAATACCTGGGGGCAGCAAGCCTATGAGAATATTGCCAATTGGGCAGGCCAGATGGCGCAGGTGGTAGTAGATAGGCTGTCTCAGGCGTGGTCACAGATATCATCTCAGTTCAGTGCCGGTCTCCATGTGAATGTAACCACATCAGCCCCGAATGTTGCTCATAATGCGGCAGGCGGAATTTATAATCGTGGGCCATTCCTTACGACTTTTGCGGAAGATAGCGCAGAGGCGGCAATTCCTTTGGACGGTTCAAGGCGGGCAATAGCTCTGTGGCAGCAGGCTGGTAAAATGCTGGGCGTTTTGCCACCGGAAATCAGCACCATTGCTGATGTAATTGCACCTCCGTCGGAAGCACAGATGGCAGCTGCTCCTGTGGCATTGGAACCGCCAAGCACGGGTGGCCATGTGCAGGTAGAAATCAATATGCCGGCTATTACCATTCAAGGTAATGCAGATGGCAACACAGTGGCCAATATCGAGGCAGTCATAGCCAGGGCGGTGCGCGATTTGGAACGCCGCATTCCTGACATAATGAAAGCTAATAGCCACAATGAAAGGAGGACTTCACTTGCCACTTAAAACTTACACCACCATTCAAGGAGACATGTGGGATATGATTGCCTACAAAGTTTACGGCAAGGAAGCCTATATCTCCAAACTGCTGGAAGCCAACGAGGATTTGAAGGACATTGCCATCTTCCCAGCTGGTGTGTCCATCATTTGCCCGGAGGCTGATCCAGAGACTTCCAGCATTTTACCCCCATGGAGGCGATAACCTATGGCAGAAGAATACCAGAACCCATTGGATGAGTGGCTGGCGGAACTGCCAGAGGGCTCAGAATTGTCCCGCCGGGCATGGCTGGAAATCAAGTATATTCCTGCTGGAAGCACGGAAGAAAAAGATATTTCCGAGGATATCAGTAAATATCTTATCTCCATGACGTATAACGACAACCTTTCCGACACCGCTGATGATATCAGTCTGGAACTGGAAGACAGGGCACAGCTTTGGCTGGCAGATTGGTTTCCAGAGGGTGAGGGGAATATGCTGGACATCACCCTTCATACCTATAATCGCATCACGTTGCAGGATGGTGAAACGGTATTCAAGGCCGGAAAGTTTGAGATTGATGAGATTGAGGCTGTAGGCTTTCCTTCAACGATCAAAATCAAGGGCGTTTCCATCATTGGCAATTCCAGCCTGCGGGGCACCCGCAAGAATAAAACCTGGGAGAATATTTCCGTATGGAAAGCGGCCGCAGATATCTGCGAGGCGAACGGATTGGAACTTATGTGGGATTGTGCTGAGAATCCCAATCTTGACCATGTGGAGCAGGCTGACCAGTCAGATTTGGAGTTCCTGCTGAAAATCTGCAAAGACCATGGCATGAGCCTGAAAATCATGGCGGATAAGATTGTCATCTTCGATGATGCCAAGTTTGAGAAAGATGACCCGGTAATCACCGTGTATAAGCCAGGAGTGAAGGCAGAGTTGGATGAAAAAACAATGCCTTTGCGCTGGTTGCTGGATTACAGCTTCCGGGCAAAGACCAGGGACACTTACTATAAGTGCCATGTCAAATATCAGAAGGGCAAAAAGAAGGAGACTATCGAGGGCGAGTTCACAGTTCCAGGCAAAAAGGAAGGCCGTGTCCTTATGGTTCGTGAACAGGTTAAGGATAAGGCTGAGGCGGAACAACTGGCCAAGAAGAAGTTGCGGGAGGCGAATAAAGAAGCCGTGACAGGCGCTTTCTCCACCATTGGCAACCATAATTTTGCCGCAGGTCAGGTTATCGCCATGCAGAACTTCGGTCACTTCGATGGCAAGTATCTGGCCACAAAGGTCACCCATGAAATTCAAGGCGAGAGCTATACAACCAAGATTGACATTAGGAGGTGCCTGGATGGATACTGATTCGTTATTGCGGGCGATATCCCAGTATATCTTCATTGGCATTGTGTCCCAATATGGTTCCCAGCCGGGAACGGTGGTGGTCACAAGACCCGACCAGGAAGACCGGACATCAGGCGAGCTTTATGTTATGAGCCGAGGCACGAAGGGGACCAAGGATTACTGGATGCCCGATATAGGAGATGCTGTTCTCTGTATCCTTCTGCCGAATACCAGTGGCAGCGGCCCGGGAGAAGGATTTGTAATCGGGGCACATTACAGTGATGTAGATGCTCCTGCAGAGTCAGATCCGGATACCAGAAGCATCCGTTACAAAGATGGGAGCTACATCGTCAACAAAAGCGGAGCGATGGAAATACATGCATCACAGTCGCTGACCATTACGGCACCGACAATCAACATCAATTAATGTGTCCGAATCGGACACACAGGAGGCGGTGAGATTATGCCGGCAGCAACAAGACAAGGTGATAAGGATACAGGCCATGATGCCTGTCCGCCACGAGGACTTTCCGGCCATAGCCCTAATGTGTTCATCAATGGCAAAGGTGCGGGCCGTGTAGGCGATGCTTATCCAGCACATGGCTGCCCGGTGCATCCACCACATAGCGGTGTCATTGCCAGCGGCAGCAGCACGGTATTTATCAATGGGATTCCTGCCGGGCGGATAGGTGATCCAGTAAGCTGCGGTGGCAGTGTGGCAGAAGGCAGCCCAAACGTATTTATTGGAGGATGAGATGAGAAAGGAGGCGGGCGGCTGTGTATATCGGCTATATGGGCGATATTGTATTTTCGGTATCACCATACCACATGCTCACACCTACAAAGCTTGAGCGGGAAGGCTCCGGGCGGTGGGCGGAACATAATCTGATGCTGCGGAAACCGGTCAGCCAGTTTGGTGGCCCGGGGCTTGAAAAACTCTCTTTTTCCATCATCCTTGATGATGACCACGGCATAAAACCGGCGGACCAGTTAAAGAAACTGCGCAAGATGCGGGACATCGGGGCGGTGTTCCCACTGGTGATTGGCGGAAAGCCAGTCACTCAGAACAGCTGGCGGCTGGACTCCCTAAAAGAAGGGGATTGCTACTGGACCGTGGATGGGGAGCTGCAGCAGTGCATTGTCCAAGTAACTCTTACTGAATACGAGGAAGGCAATCTCACAGAAGAAAATGCCATCGTTACATCTTATGGGGAAAATAATGGGGCAGATAGTTCAGCGATGGGAGGTAACTGATCATGTCGTACATAGTGAAGGGCGATGATGTCTTCGAGATTGACTTCGCTCCCAAAACTGTGGTGGAAGAAGTGCTGCAGAATGTGCGAACCATTGTAACCACCATCAGATATTCCATCCCGCTGGATAGAGCGTTTGGCATAGATGGCTCTGTGGTGGATTTACCCATCAATGTGGCACAGGCGAAGCTAACCAACGAGATATTCCGTGCCATCAAGCGTTATGAGCCACGGGCTGTTATCGAATCCATCACCTTCAAAGGGGAGGAAACGGGGCGGCTGATTCCAACACTGGAGGTGAGCGTCAATGAAACTTAGTGATATACCTGACGTGAATTTTGTAGACCTTGATGCCGAAAAAATTGAAGCCGAGGTGTTTGCGGCCTATACCAAGATAACAAGACGAAACGTGAAAAAGGGCGACCCTATCCGGTTGTTTATCCTGTTCATCGTAGATTTGATTATCCGCTTGCTTAATAAGATAAACGATACTGGCCGGCAGAACCTCATCAAGCATTCTACAGGGACATGCTTGGACGGATTGGCAGCCAATGCCTGGATAGCACGTATTGGAGCCAGCCCGGCAACAGTCACAATCAAGGCAACTCTGTCAGCGGAGCGTGAACGAGAAACGGTTATCCCCGCTGGGACGAGAGTCAGCCCTGGGAATAATATCTATTTTGCCACGGATAAAGATTTGGTTATAGCGGCAGGAGAAATGGAGGGGACAGTCTCAGCCACCTGCACAGAAATCGGTACGGTGGGGAATAACTATATCATTGGTGAGATAAAGACCATCGTTGACCCTGTGCCTTATGTGGCCAGCATGGTCAACATAACCAAATCCGAAGGTGGTGCCGAAGTCGAAGAAGACGATGCTCTTCGGGAACGTGTCTGGGAAGCGCCAGAATCGTTGAGTGTGGCTGGCCCTGCTGGGGCATATCGGGCAAAGGCAATGGCAGTCAATAGTGCCATTGCTGATGTTTACCCGTATTCTCCCAGCCCCGGGGTGGTACGGAATGTGGTCATGCTGCAGAATGGCGGTATCCCAGGAGAAGAAATACTGGCAGACGTTCTGGAAGCGTTGAACGCCGATACGGAACGGCCTTTGACTGATTACGTGGAAGTGGTAGCCCCCGAAGTGGTAAGTTATGACATCGATGCCAAGTATTACATCCTGTCAGATGCCAGTGCCATGACCGTTCAAGCCAAGGTAGCCGAAGCAGTCAATGAGTATGTAGCGTGGCAGTATGGAGCTTTGGGACGGGATATCACGCCAGACAAACTCCAGAGCCTTATCTATGCAATCCCGGGAGTCAAACGGGTGGTTATCACCGCCCCTGTGCATACCGTGCTCCGGGAAGTACAGATTGCCAAGCCGAATTCCATCAGTGTGACTATGGCGGGGAGTGAGGACGAATGAACATTGACAATGATAGAATTGCCGCCAGACTCCCTACATCCATCAATCGCAAGAATCTGAATGAAGTGGCCCAGGTCGTGGATGAAGAGCTGAGGAAAATCAATGAGCTCAGCGAACTAACACTGCTTTACCCACGGATTGAGGATTTGCCTAGCGATATAGTTGATGCGTTGGCCATCAGCCTGCATGTGGACTTCTACGATGATTCCCTGCCATTGGAAACCCGGCGGGCACTGGTGAAAAATTCCACCCGCTGGCACATGCGCAAGGGCACCAAGGGAATTGTAGCTGAGATGGTGGATACCGTCTGGGGCGGTTGCAAAGTCGAGGAATGGTTTGAGTATGGCGGAGAGCCTTTCCATTTCCGGGTAATCAATATCACAGCCAGTCATGTGGATGAGGATACCATTGACATGGTACTGCGGGCCATCAAGATGACCAAGAATGTGCGCAGTTGGCTGGATGAGATTTGGTTCCTTCGGAAAGTGGATGTTGATACATTCTATGGCGTTGTGCCGATTGAGTACAAAAGGCATGTGACAGGGCCGCGAGCTCCATCTGGAGCAGAGCTGGATATCAATCCATATATGGCGGCAGCAGGAAAGATGCATAGGCGGTATGTGGCAGGGCCTAGCAAGCCACGAGGCGGTACTGTGGACTTGCAGCCGAATCTGGGGGCCTTCAACATTACCCATAAATACGTTGTAGCTGGCCCAGCGAGAGAGTAAGGAGTGATACAGATGTCAGATTGGACGAATGGTTATAACCTAACAGCTGCCGGTCGCAGACTCCAAGCTAAAGTGGAGGCTGGCACTGCTTTACAGCTGACCCGGATGAAATTGGGCAGTGGTACAGAAACTGCCGATGAAGTAGACGATTTGGTGGACCTGGTTAATTCCAAGGTGGAAATCCCTATAAGTTCGGCGGCAGTAAAAGGCGAAACCTGCACGATAACCGGGAACTTGCTGGTGGATAGAGTCACTGAGGGATTCTGGTGCAGAGAATGGGGTGTATACGCTCTGGACCCGGACGAGGGAGAAATCCTTTATCTGATAACCCTGACCGATAAGCCGGATTGGATTCCGGCAGGGGCAGCGGTAGGCACGGCAGTTACCTATGTTATGAATGTGGCCGTGGCCAATGCTACCACAGTGATTGCTCAGATTGATTTGACAGGTCTTGTGGATACAGAAACGCTGCATCAATATACGCATACCTGTTCCAGACAAAGCTCTTACCAAAAAGGTGAGACGCTGAATGAACCAAGCCTGCCCAATGGCCTGGTATTGGAGAGTACAACTGATGGCTCTACAGGTGCAGCGCTGGTAGATTATTCCCAGGCCAAGGTTGGCGATACGATTGTTGACGGTGAGGTTACATGGAAGGTCAAAAAGGTTGTGACCACATCGGTTGATGATAATGAGCACACGATTGAATGGCTTCATGATGCCATAGCTGGCATAGGGGCAATTCATCAGGAACTCATCATTCCTGTCACAGGATGGGAAGAATCTGGCGGGCAATATAAATACAGCCTGGCCATCGTCAATGACAATGTGAGGAAAAATACTCCGACTCAGCTTATCATTCATCCAGAGAGCCAGGAAACCGCAGGACTTTGCGGGCTGGCATCCGTGATAAGCTTGGCCGATAAGAGTATTACTCTATATGCAAAAGCAAAGCCACAGGAACCAATAACGGCCCAGCTGATGGTCTTTGTAACGAAAGGAGGTGGAGGTGGTGGCGGAGACGTTGATCTGCCGATTGCCACGGAATCGACCTTAGGAGCGGTGAAAATTGGCGGCGATTTGAATATCGAGGCTGATGGCACCCTGTCTGTTGACCGGGATACGGTTATGGACGATACCGACTTGGCAAATGAGGAAGAAGTTATGGAGGATGTCAGAAGAATCCTTCATGATGAATGATTATCTGTTTTAGAAATTGGAGGTAAAGAAAATGGCTGTTAAAAATTTGGTAACTAAAACCACAATCCAGAACTTGACTGCAGAACTCAAAGATACTTTTGCGAAAAAGTCCCATCTGCCCACCAAGGTCAGCGACCTGCAGAACGATAGCAATTTCCAGACCGAAACCCAGGTTGACAATAAGATCAGCGCGGCTCTCGTTGGTGCTCTCAAGCCCTCCGGCAGCGTGACCTTCGCCAAACTGCCCGCTCCGGCTGCAGGCACTCTGAATAACCTCTACAACGTGGAGGATGCATTTACCACCACCGCAGACTTCGTTGAGGGTGCAGGCAAGAGCTATCCCGCTGGTACCAACGTAGCCATCATCAATGCAGGCACGGATGATACCCCGTCCTACAAATATGATGCCTACACCGGCACCTTCGACTTCTCCGGCTTCGCCAATAAGGTTTCCGGTGCTACGGACGGCAACCTGGCATCTCTTGATGCTAATGGCGACCTGCAGGACAGCGGCAAGAAAGCTTCTGACTTTGCAGATGCTGACCACACCCACAACGACAAAGCCGACAAAGTTGTGGCTGCCACTAGCGGCAACCTGGCCGGTCTCGATGCCACCGGTAACCTCACGGATAGCGGCGTATCTGCTTCCTCCTTGCTGGCAGAAGGCGACATCAGCGACTACACCGCTGCTGAAATTGCCGCTCTGTTGGCTGATGATTGAGAGGTGTGAGGCTCCATGAGCAGACACAAAGTCTTAGCGAGTGAGGGCCTGAATGTTCTTACGGAACATCTGAAAAGGGTGAGAAGTGCAGCGGTCGACGCCAAGGCCGCTGCCGATACCCTTGATGATACTGAAAAACTGCTGGATACCGAAATTAAAGGCTTGCTGGCAGAATTAAGAACAGACCTGGAAAACCTCACGAACGAGATTATTATCACAGGGACGGCAACCTAGAAGGAGGGGAGGAAATGGCACATAAATTCCTGCAGGATGTCGGGACACCGGCTCTATGTGACCATGTGAAGGACATTCGCCATGCAGCTGAAGACGCAGGCGATGCTATTGTCGCAGTATCTGAAGCTTTGCAGGACCTAGCCTCCGAAGTGGAAGATTCCATAAACGAATTGGATGATGCAATCACAAACCTCACCAATGCTGTCATCGCCGGGGACGTGAATACGCCAATGGGGACGCAAGCAAAGGTGGGCATCACCACGAGAAGTGGCACGGAAATATATGCTTTGAGATTGTTGTAAGGAGGGAGGTTTTACCATGGCATACGGCTCAGTTACCGGAGGCAGTGTAAGCCTCTACGACTTATATGCTTTCGCCAAGGAAATCTTTTCCGGGAATGTCAGCGTACCCATGACGGATGAGCAGGGAGTAATACTTGCCACTCAGGACGGAGAAGATATCATGGCAGTCAAGAACTTGGAAAATAAAACCGGCCTTTCCCAGTCGGTATAAGGGGAGGAAATAAAAAAATGATTAAGACAAATGAACTGCCCAGCATTACGGGCTTTGCGGCCACGGACAGCTTTCTTGTAGATTCTGCCCAGGGCACTGGCCGTGTTACCGGTGGGGCTGCCGCTGAATTTTTCGGCGATTACTTCCAGCGCGGCGATTTGGCAGCAGGCAAGGAATTGTCTGATAGTTGGGCACAGCTGAAAGCCAAAGTACAGGCAGGAAATTATACTGGTATCCATGTAGGCGATTACAAAACGATTACGCTTACAGGCGGCGAAGTGGTTGTCTGTGAGGTGGCTGGCATTAATACCTACAAGAATCATTGCGATACAGCAGTAGGCAATCACATTGATTTTATCTCCCGCGATTGTCTGTCAGGCGGACGCCGGATGAATCCGACCAATAATAATAACGGCACGGCGAATGAAAAGCGTCCGTGGCTGGCATCCGAAATGTACACAACGCTCAACGATGAAACGAATGGCATTTACGCCAAGCTTCCCAGTGACTTGAAGAGTGCCATCATTACGAAAAGAGCACTCATGGAAGAACGTTATTCTGCCGGCGGCGCTGTAGCTGCAGATACCGGCTGGTCGTGGGGAGACATGGGCAAGCTGTGGCTGCCCACAGAAGTTGAAGTGTTTGGCCATCACACCTGGTCTGAACCGGGATACGGAACCGGCGGCGGTGGCTGCAATTTACAGTACCCCATCTTCAGATACAAGGGCGTAATCAAAGGCAACGGCAATGGTGGTTCTCGCTGCACCTGGTGGGAGGTGTCGGCTAACCGGACGAATGCCACGTATTTCTGCAACGTCGACCACGGCGGCGCCGCCGGCGACGGCAATGCCAGCGACACTGGGATTTGCGTCCCGCTCTGCTTCCGAATCGGTTAATCGAGAAATCTCCCCTGCCGAAAGGCAGGGGGCTTAGGAGGAAATGAAACTCTATGAGTGTAATAAAACGCTACCGTAGCGAAAGCAAACTGGAAACCTACAATACAGCCCGGACAATACGAGCTGAAGTAACACGGCTCGTGATGAACGAGAAAGTAGTTCCAAAACGCTATCGGCCTGTCTTGACATTTCCGATGACAAGCCTTTTGGTAAAGCTGATAAATAACATCATAGCGGCTAATACTATTTACCTGCAGAAACCAAAGGAACCCGTAAATGCTGCAAAAATAGAATTAGCGCTGAAAGAAGCTTTGAAGCGAAGGGAATATCAGACAGAAGCAATTATTACCATAGAGCAGATTTTCCAACAGCTCCAATATATATTGGATACAGTGCCAGCTGATCCGGATAAATTTGAAACGGTCACAAAACTGCTCCTAAAAGAAGGAGAACTGCTGCGCGGATGGCGCAATACGGATTTTGAATTTATCAAAGACCTGTCTGGCGAAAATACCAAAGATCTGTCTGGTGAAAAGGTCAAAGACCTGCCTAGTGAAAAGATCAAAGAAGAACCTTAGGCAATGCGCTGAATATGCTGGTTGGTGGTTCTCGCTGCAACTGGTGGGAGGTGTCGGCTAACCGGACGAATGCCACGAATTTCTGCAACGTCAACAACAACGGCAACGCCAACAACAACAATGCCAGCAACACTGGGATTTGCGTCCCGCTCTGATTCCAAAACAAGGGAAACCTTGGGCTCGTCCTAGTAAGCCTGTAAAGGCTGAAAGCTATGCCGTTTTTGGAAGGAGTGCATTGACCGTTCCGAGGAATATTCCGAGGATAAATAATATTGTTTCACGGGCAAAACGGGAAACAATACACCGTGATGTGAACGGGCGAACGCTAACGTGCCTGACTGAAGATTTTGCTTGCCTTGCTTTGGTTACAGGCCCGCAGTCACTAAGCGGCTAGGAAAGACATGCCCATGCCCTGAGGGAGCCTTAGGCAACATGGTTCGCCGTACATGGTATTGAGGGATAAAATGACGGGAACAGAAAGACGAAAACAGAAACGGTATTACCGCCGGAAAAGTAAAAGAGAAGCAAAGAAAAAAGGCCCAATATGGCCAGTATGATGATTTTCTAAGTCTCATAAGCTATCGTGCTTTGTTCAAAGCAAATCACAAGTCTAAAAGCGGTGTGACATGGAAGACCAGTGTACAACGTTACCAACTGAATTTGCTGAAAAATATCGAAAAGACCAGAAAAGACCTATTGCGAGGCAAAGATATTTCCAAGGGTTTTGTGGAATTTGATACTATGGAGCGCGGAAAGCTAAGGCACATAAAGAGTGTACATTATTCCGAGAGAGTAGTACAACGGTCACTATGTGATAATGCGTTGGTGCCTATGCTGAGCCGTGGCCTTATTTATGACAATGGAGCCTGCCTGCCAGGGAAGGGGATAGACCAATCTTTGGACAGGCTGGAAACTCATTTGCACAGATTCTACAGAGCTAATCATTTCAGCAACGAAGGATGGGCGGTTCTCTTTGACTTCTCAAGCTTTTTCGACAATATCCTGCATAATCGCTGTTTTGCGGAATATCGTAATCATTTTCGGGACAAGCGGATAATGTGGCTGCTATCGTGTTTTGTAGTTCCCTTTGGCTGCTCTAATGTCGGCAGGAGAAACAATGCGCATTTACGCAAGAAGAATCCTCTGACCAATTACACCGGTAAAAGCCTGGGGCTAGGCAGCCAGGTATCACAGATAACTGCCGTAGCTTATCCGAATGCACTGGACCATTACATAAAGGAACGGTTACGGGTGAGATTTTACGGCAGGTACATGGATGATGGCTATATGCTTTTCCGGACGAAAGAATCAGCCAGGAAAGCTATAGCAGCATTAAATCGGTTATGCCCTGTTCTGGGGATAGTACTTAACCCGAAGAAAACCCGTATCGTCAAGATAAAATACGGGATAAAATTTCTAAAGGTAAAGATGACGCTTACTGCCAGTGGCAAAGTAAAACGGCGAATGACCAGAAAGAGCATAGTCAGGCAGCGGCGCAAGCTGAAGAAATTTGCCACTTTTGTACGCAATGGTGAAATGTCCATCGAAGAAGTAGTAAATTCTCATGCATCATGGAAAGGCCACGCTATCCGGCGGGGCGGCCTAAAAGCCGCTGAAAAATTAGATGAATTACTTCAAAGCCTCTTTGGGGTAAATGCCCCAAAGTGCCAGCTAAAGAAACGGAGGAAAATAAAATGGCGAACGAAGAAAAGAAACAGGGTTTGACGATTGCAGAGGAAATTGCGGCAGTCATTGATGCCAAATACACCATTGATGACCAGATTGCATTGCTGAGACAAAAAGACACCAAACCGGATGAGTGGGCCGAATTCAATGCTTTCGCTGAAGAAGTAAAAGCCAAGGTGAAGGAGAGCCACAAAGACGATCCGGAGCAGGAATAATGACTTTCGGCGATGCGCTGGAACAAGTGAAGGCAGGGCGGCAAATTCGCCGTCCTGCCTTTTTGTCTGGCGTATATATCGAATGTGCTTATACGGATTTGATGCGGCCTTATCTTGTGATATGTGATCAGGTTGAGCGAGTGCCGTATATCGTGAGAAATGGGGATATATTTGCCGACGATTGGGAGGTGTTACCATGAGAAAAGTAATTACAATCCTAACGTTAATTCTGCTGAAAACATGGTAATTTATAGCAGGGAAGGTGGTGGTCCCAATGGACAGCATGTTGGAAGTAGGCCTATCAATAGCCAGCACATGTGCTACGGCAGTAATTGGTTATCTCATGTACAGACTGAAAAAGCATGAGGAAAGAAAAGAAGCTGAAGAAGCAGAACGGCATAAGAAGGAGATAGAGCGGGCTAATCAGCAGAAAAAAGAAAATGAAGCACTTAGGGCATCGTTGATAGCTTTGACCAGAGACAGAATCCTGCAGGGCTATAGGTATTACCGTAAACAGGGCGGTATAGACACACAGGATTTGGAGACTATGGCCAAACTGTATGCGGCTTATCATGCTTTGGGCGGCAATGGCACAATCACTGCTGTCTACAATAAGATAACCGCCTTGCCAATCAAGGAGGATTAGGGAGATGAAGAACTGGAGTACAGACAAAATTATAGCTGTAGGGCTGATGGCAGCCTTTGTAGTGACTGTGGCGGCCATGGATTTCGTAGCGGTTATGCGTGGAGATATGAGCGTCGAAGGAATAGCAAAAGAGCTGGCGATAGGCCTGTTTTCCTACATGAGTCGGGGATTTACAACTTCTACACAAACCGTACAGCCACAACAAAGCAAAGTTGGGCATGCATTAGGCCAAGCTGCCGATGTGGCCCACGAAGGTTCAAAAATAGCTGATGCAGTGGAAAACCTGAAAGGGACACTTAAAAAATGATTCGTATTTGGAGTGAGGCATAATGGGGAGGTTAGAATATGCGAAGGATAGATGTGATTGACAGACACCTCGAATTTGCTTATGGACTTGAGACTCGTAGTGCTACAAACTTTTTGGTTATTCATCACACCGGCAGCGGAGCGGATAACAACAGAGATTTTTCGGCAGAACAAATCCACGGTTGGCATTTGAACAACGGTTGGGCAGGTATCGGCTATCATTATGTTGTGCGGAAAGATGGCACGGTTGAACAGGGGAGACCACATTGGACGGTTGGGTCTCATGCGTGCGGCAAGAATTGGGAAAGTATTGGCATTCATCTGTCAGGTGATTTCACCCGGGAAGCGCCGACAACTGACCAGATAGAGAACACAGCGCTGCTTATTGCCAACATTTGCACGGACTACGGCCTGCCCATTGACCGCCAGCACGTATTCGGGCACCGGGAGGTGGGAGAAACAACCTGCCCAGGTGATGTTCTGTTTGGTATGTTGGAAGAGATAGTGGGAAAAGCTATCTGGTATAGCCAGGAAAAAGACAGCAATGCATCTGTTGCCAAGGAAAAGGAATGGCAGGAGGATTTGGCAGCCATCCAACAGGAAATTAATGTGCCCGAATCGGGCACAGAAGATATTGAACGCATTGCCACCCTTGCTCGCAAATATGAATCCAATGGAGACCCTGCAGCTGTATCCAGCGGTGCAGGAGATTTAGGCGGTATATCATATGGTCTTTACCAGCTTTCATCTAACATGGGAACAGTCAAAAGCTTTTTGGACTGGCTCTGTGCTTATCCTGATCCGAAGTATGCCAATTATGGCAAGGTGCTGAGTGAATACGAAATCAATAGCCAGGACTTTATTGACGAGTGGAAAAGCATCGGTAGCATTGACCCGGGCGGTTTTGGCCGGTTGCAGGATGAGTATATTAAGGAGATGTACTATGATAAGGCCGTCAGGCTCCTGGAACGGGAAGACTATCACGCTGATAAACATACAGACGCTATGAAGGCGGTTATACTGTCTCGTGCCGTGCAGAATGGCCCCACGGGGGCGAAGAATCTCTTTGTCGAGGCTTGTGGTAAATTAGGCCACCCCAATTTATCTTACATTGATGATTCGTATTTTGACTATAACCTGATTGGCACTATCTACAACTTCCTGATTGCGGAATGTGATACTGCACATGATGATGGTACAGGAATTTACCGCAGTACATTCGGTTTTTGTAATGGGAGCCTCAGCGTTATAAAAGGATTGCGTAATCGTTTTGTGAGTGAACGGAATGATGCGCTGGCAATGCTCAGAGAATAAGGGAGGAAAAAGAAATGAACACAAAAATTGAAATCCGTAGCGGCAAACCCATCAGCATTGATACCTTGCAGAAAATCAGAGAGATTTTCCAGGAATCGCAATGCCCGAATGAATCGTTGCTGAATTCGATTGAAGACTTCACGTCTTATGATGAAGCTGGCCACATACAGTTGGCACCGGGGGACATATACAAAGAATTTGTTGAGACTGATGAGTAATCCTTATAACTACAAATAGCCCACGGCATGAGAATTCTTGTGCCGTGGGCTGTTTTTTTTATTTGTATGCCGTAATTGAAGATAATCTGAGGAAAGTAGAAACAAGGAAAATGTTTCGTTCGTAAGTATTTATGGTTTCAACTTGACAGTATAATGGCGATATGTCATAATAATTACAAATGAAAGTTATCGTATTACGAGAAAAGCTGATCGTAGGAAAGGATGCTTGAATATGGAACTTTTGATTGATGATGCAGACCTCAAGGCGATTGAACATATCTATGCGTATTATCCGGTGGATGGGGTCACGACGAATCCATCGATTTTGGCCAAGGCTGGCCGGCCCCCGTTTGTTTTGCTCAAGGAAATCCGTGCGTTGATCGGTGAGCAGGCGCAGTTGCATGTACAGGCTGTGGCCCGGGATGCTGCGGGTATGGTAGAAGATGCCCGACGCATCGTGAACGAGCTGCCAGGTAATACATTTGTCAAGATTCCTTGTGTCCCCGAAGGGTTCAAGGCGATGCGCCAGCTTAAAAATCTCGGGATTCCGGTAACGGGCACAGCTATTTATACGCCGCTGCAGGCTTTCCTGGCTGCAAAAGCTGGTGCCGTCTATGCTGCGCCTTATATCAACCGCATTGATAATTTCGGTTATGATGGCATTGCCGTGGCTGAGACGATACAAGATATCTTTGTGCAAAATCAGCTGCCGACAAAGATACTGGCTGCGAGTTTCAAGAACTCTGAGCAGTTGCTGCGTCTTTGCCGCCGTGGTGTCGGGGCGGCAACGGCAGCGCCGGCAGTCATTGATGGGCTGGTGAAAAATGTGGCCATCGATGCAGCTGTCGATGTGTTTATCAAGGATTTTACGCAGCTCACGGGCAAGACGTCTATGAGCGAATTGTAA